GCAGGGCGTGCTCTTTTGGTGAGTGGTGCTCTTTCGGTGGAAGTTGCTCCTTCGGCAGGGCGTGCTCTTTCGGCGAGCGGTGCTCTTTCGGCGCGTGGTGCTCCTTCGGCGAGTGGTGCTCCTTCGGCGAGCGGTGCTCCTTCGGCGAGTGTTGCTCTTTCGGCAAGTGCTGCGCCTTCGGCAGGGCGTGCTCCTTCGGCAGGGCGTGCTCTTTTGGTGAGTGGTGCTCTTTCGGTGGAAGTTGCTCCTTCGGCAGGGCGTGCTCTTTCGGCGAGTGTTGCTCCTTCGGCAAGTGCTCCTTCGGCAAGTGTTGCTCCTTCGGCAAGCAGTGCGCCTTCGGCGCGTGTTGCTCTTTCGGCGAGTGTTGCTCCTTCGGTGTGGGTTGCGCCTTCGGTGGGGGTTGCTCCTTCGAAGATAAAGGCGAATATATCGGCGATTATCCTTTCCTGGCTTTTGTGGGGTTCGGCTCCCGGATCGGCAGCAAGGTTTACTTTTTCAACCTGCAAGACGGCATTTATGTCCGTTGCGGCTGTTGGCTGTCAGATATAGCCGGGTTTCGGGAGAGGGTGAAGGCGGAGAATGCCGATGCGATGTACCTGGATTTGTGCGATTTGGTCGAGAGGAAGTTTGACAGAAAAAATTCGAAATAACTATGCGGGCGAACGAATATCAGACACGCGCGATGAGTACGCGGCTGCCGAGTTGCGAGAAGAAATTAAACAAATATGGCAATCCTGTCGGTAGTTATTTCCCCGATGAACGCTATTGCTTTGACAACGACGACAACCTCCCAGAGTTTGTTGAGATGCTTAAAAGTAGAGGATATTATATTGGCGAAGATGGTCATATCCGAGGGAAGAAAGGGACGTTGTCATCAAAACTTATGAGGAACGGCTACTATATGACATCTGCGCAATATAGAAATAAGACTTACTACTTCATGGAGCATCGTGTAGTATGGTGTTGGCACAATGGAGCAATCCCCAATGGTCTTGTCGTAAATCACAAAGACTACAACAGGTCTAACAATTTGATTGATAACTTGGAGCTGCTTACTCAAAAAGAGAATACGGAGTATAGCAGATGTCACTTCAATCCTTGCAGAGGAGAAAGAGGGAAAGGAGCTAAATTTACTGACAAGCAGGCATCAGCAATTAAAACATTAGGATTGAATTGCGGTTGGTCTGCAAATAAGATTGCAAACTTAATCGGCGAGCAACAATATAATGTTAGCCGAATAATTAGAGGAGAGAGATATGCTTCTGTTCCTTCTTATGACGACATTCTAAAAGCATATCCAATCATAGTTGATTACACAAGAAACAAGGATATTGGCGAACTGGAAGAAATCAAAAACTACCTACTTGGATTAAACGGAGAAGTTGGAGAGCTGACTGATATTTTCAAAAAGGTGTTATATCATGGGAAAGAATATGACCCGATTGATGTAATGCTTGAGCTTGGTGATATACTCTACTATATAACATCCATTTGTAATATTTTAGGATTGGACATTGCTGAGATAATGATGAATAACAATGCAAAACTTATGGCAAGATATAGTGCCGGTTACTCAGTGAATGCGTCGCTCAACCGCATAGAGGAACAGGCGCAGCAGAACCTCGACAAACTCGCCAGCCGCCGCGAGCGCGGCGTGATCGATGGAAACGGGGATAACCGATGATCGCTTATGACCCACGCCTCTCTTTTCAGCGGGATCGGCGGGTTCGACCTCGCCGCCGAGTGGGCTGGCTGGACGAACGCTTTCAACTGCGAGATCGATCCTTTTTGCCGAACCATACTCAAATACCACTTTCCCAATGCAAAGCAATACGAAGACATACGAACAGCAGATTTTACCATTTGGAAAGACCGTATCGACGTGCTTACCGGTGGATTCCCGTGCCAGCCGTTCTCGCTCGCAGGAAAGTGGCGAGGCACAGAAGACGATCGCTACCTGTGGCCCGCGATGCTCGACGTTATTCGGACTGTTCGACCCCGCTGGGTCGTGGGCGAGAACGTTTACGGAATCGTTAATTGGTCGGAAGGGTTGGTCTTCGAACAGGTGTGCGCTGACCTGGAGGCGGCAGGATACGAGGTGCAGCCGTACATTATTCCGGCTTGCGGTGTCGGCGCTCCCCACCGTCGGGACAGATGTTGGTTTGTTGCCCACCGTACAGACGCAGGGGCTGAAGCGATGCGTGAACGGGAAGATGGTTTTTATGCCGTTGAGCCTGTTGCCCACCCCGACGGCGATAGACGCAGGAAGCGGCCGAATGAACAAAAGCCTCTCCCCGAATGCGTCGGAACGTCCGACGCTGGCAATGGCGTCGAAAATGGGATTGTTGCCTACTCCGACCGCCAACGATGCGAAGAATGTAACGCTTCCTGCCAGTCAGGGCATACGCAACGGACTACCCAAAACAGCGATGCAAAGCGACGAATACCGGACTGGAACGGGTTCCCGACTCAACCCCCTGTATGTGGCGGAGATGATGGGTTTCCCGGTGAATTGGCTGGTATCGCCTTTCCTCGGTGGCGCCGGGAAGCCGTCAAAGCCTGCGGAAACGCCATAGTCCCGCAGGTGGCATTGCGGATTTTTGAAACGATAAACGAATACGAAAGGAAATGAAAAAACACTTACTTACAAGTTTTCTTATTGGAACACTGACAATTGTTTTATGTAGTATTATATCCGGGGAACCCTATCGCTCGATTGCATGGGGCGTAATATTGGTTATTCTTACTATCTCCGTCATTGCAATTGGGATAGCGACAACCGCAATCTACGATTTGTTGAAGCAGGGGATGAATATCAACATGCTGACTATCAATGGCGGAATCCGCTTTTTCGACAAAAGCAAGGCCGACAACCCCGATATTGAGGAGAATCAAAACGATCAGAGGAAATGAAAAAAGTAATGTTCAACGATCTTTACGGGTAGTTTACGAATTTGAGTTGGTGAAACAACGAGATTCGATGCAGAACATTGCAAAACTTTGAAAAACTTTCAAACATTTTGAAATATGAGAGAAATTAAATTCCGGGGCAAGCGCCTCGACAACGGAGAGTGGTTGTATGGCAGCCTTGTCATTTTGAATGGGCGCTATTTTATATTCGATGATGCAAACAGACACGAGGTCGATCCCACTACCGTCGGCGAGTTTACGGGGCTGAAAGACAAGAACGGTAAGGAGATTTACGAGGGGGATGTGATACGCTCTCCATTGTCCGAGGATAAAACTCGCCCTCATAGAATCTTTTACCATACCGGCAACGCAGCTTTTATGGGGGCCTTGGTCGATAGAAAGGAATTATGTTATTTAAGATTGGATCAGGATTGGATTTATAAATTTGGAAAAGAAGTCATTAGCAACATCCACGACAATCCCGAATTTCTGAAAGGAGGCGAGCAATGAATAGGACTATGAAACAATGGCTTTTGCCCCTTATCTGCCGCTGGTTCGGGCATAAGGATTTCGAGGAGGTATATTGCGTCAAATCGCCCCGAAATTGGTTCTGCCGCCAAAACAAACCCAACCGATACGACGTGGTGCATGATATTGTTTGCTCCCGATGCCGGCGGGTACATCGAACTATCCTCAAATCCCGAATTAGCCGCGCACAACTCCTGCATGACGGTTGGTTTATAATCGACGAATAGCCATGAAAAGCAAAAAAGCAAAGGAATTTATCGACGGATGCTTGAATCATCTTGTAATAGAGATGAGCGACCACGCCAAATGGCAGCTACGAGCAGCAATGAGCCATACAGCCGAACTCGCCGAGCAGGAGGCCGAGGAAAGGATGCGGGATAAAGCGATCGAAGCATTTTGCAAGGATTGCCCAATTTACTCAATACAAACAAGTAATGGGGGAAATTGCCCCGATTGCAGTGCATTAAACGCATTCAAACAAAGACTGAACGAGGAATGAAATTCACAACCCATTGCTTTGTCCGCGTCGAGGATGCGGAGAAGCGAAAAGATGTGATCGAGTGGTGTATGCATATTGGCTATGAATATATTTATCCCCCAAAAGAAGAGAGATTAGGCGATAAGGTAATATGTGACACTTATTGTGTCGGCGTGGCTCATGACGCACAAACATTCACCGCCTTGAATTGCATAGACTGCGGCACCAACATCGAGCTGTTCAGGGCGCTGGCGGCCGATTCACGAAAATGAGTAAGATGCTCTGTGCATTTTGACTAACCAAGTAACTAACCAAGAATATCTATGAACACGAAACTCAAATCAGACTACGAAAAAGCCTGCAACGCCTATTTGCAGGCTTTTTGCGAGAAACACGGCTATGATTATAAGGATGCTACGCGGAGCTGGGTCGGCGGCGATGTCGGCGGGATCACCGAATGCGCGGACTATATAGTTGGGATGGATGACATCATCACCGACATAGACCGGGACGCTCCGGAAGATGAGTTTGTAAAGTATTACGATTACTGTCTGCGGGTGGGGAGTATCGCCTGCGGCAAAATTAGTACGCCCAATTACAGCAGCTGGCTCTCGGGGTGTCCACGCATGAGTGAAGAACAGATCACCCGGCTGGAGGAGTTGCAGAGGGACATACGCAAGGCGGAAAGAGAGCTGGAAGAACAAATAAGGAAAGAGAAGTTTTAACCGGGAGAGGCAAAATCGCTCCCTTTTTTATTCATATGGCAGTAGATACATCTAAAAACGGTACAGTAGATCGTGCTAAACTTCTGGCAATAGAAAATAAATGTACGAGAATAATTCGAATTGCGGGGGTAACGTTTTATGTTGCTCCGGATAAGGATACACCAGAACACCGGAGGCACTTAATCCGCGTTTTGGAGAGTTGCGGTCGGCGATATACTCAAAAAGCAGGTAGCTATGAATCGGAGATTTGAGGTGAGAATCGACATTCCGAATAGTTGTGAATTGATTGGATGCAGATCGGACGGAAACATGGCAATTATTGTTTTCGAAGATTGCAGCGGCCCAGAGATCCGGCCAATCGGTTTTTGTCGGGAACATTCCGGAGAAGTACCGGACGCCTTCGAAGATGAATAAAAAAGAGGCAATTCCGAAGAATCACCCCTCACACCGATACAAATATAATGATTTATTCGGAATTTGCAAATGGGACGATATAGGAAAAACGAACGCAGAGGCGGGGCACGTGACGATTCCGAAATATACATCAGTTATTCACGGAATCGATTGCTCGAAATGATTATCTGCCGGGAAGCAAGGATGGGCGTGAGTTATCGCCATGATTTCGTCTATCGATTCAAGGCACACAAATCCTTGCCGTTTTTATGGCGGAAATTCAAAAGGAATATTAGAGAACACATTGACGGATGGCAGCAGGAGCTGCCTTTATTTTGATGAATTTGCGGAAAGGGAGAGGATAATAACCGTGCAATTCGGAATATATGATGTAGAATTACATCCGTTCATCCTATTGCATAATTGCAATTAGACGATAAAAGTGTTCTTTTGATTCATTCTGTTAATGTCGTTTCAAGCATTGAACTCTATTGGGCGGGAGCCGGACGTGAAGCTACTTTATAACGTATCTTTCGGGGCACACGAAGGAAGTGCGCCTTTCGCACGTTGTCGGGACATTGACGAAGATATAAAAGCCGATCTTATCCAGCTATTATATCGATTCTATCAATTCGCAGATTACGGCTACATAAATAGGGTAGCAGCATTCGCTGATCTCCAACAATGACATCAGATATTTAGTTTGTTCGTCCATAACCGTCGCATTTACCTTTGCAACAAATAAATTGGTGAATATCTTTCCAAAGCATTGTATTTATCTGTCCTGTCAGATAGGCTACTTCTTCGCCTTGCATCGGCATTGCGGATGCTACGGCGATGTCGTCGCACAGGTGCCGCAGTTCATGCTCGAAAGAGTTCAGGAATTGTGCCTGGGATGACGCCAATCCTACGACTACGACAGACCTTCGCCGGGTCTTGTTGGAATAGGTGAATCCCGAATCCATATCGGCCTTTTCCAAATTTTCCCGTACTCGCTCCATAATTGGCCTGGGACACTCTATCTGTTCCAAAGAAAAAAGGATAGAGCGCGTGTGATAGCCATGTACGGCGAAGTAAAACCGCACATGCCAATCATAGTTCTCTATCCTCAGATCCCGCAGCTTCATGTCGTTGAATACACTTTTTGAATCCTCACATACGGTCTTTCGAGCCGCGTTCTGGATTTGATTCTGTTACAGGACATCTTCCCACGGAACATTTGTTCCCGACCCTATCAGATCGGCGAAATATCGTGTGAAGGGCAGCCCGGGATAGGCGTCTTCATCGTCGATGAAATCCTTGACGAACAGGGCCAGGTGTTGTTCATCGGCAATGGATGATCCCCAGTAATCGGCCCGGGCCATATTCGCGACATATACACAGTCGTAGCCGTTGTCGTGCTTGAGCTCGATACCGTTCGTCTTGAGCAATTTGTCGATCTGCTCTTTGGTGATGGGTTCTATTTTCTTCCCGTCGCGGTCCTTCATGCGGCTGACGGCAAATTCACACATTTTCTTCGAAAAGGACCATCCGTTTTTTTCGAGGTATGCGCGAATATCTGCCGGCATGGAGTCCCTTGCGTCCAATCTTTCTCTGTCCATAGGTTTCGCTGTTAAAGAGAGGGGATTTCTCCCCTCTCCGGATTCGTTTTACCGGCGGAATCTGGAGTAGGGTCCGGTTCCCCGGACACCTCTTCGTTCGCCATATCCGTCGCTGCCGTATTCTCCGCCACGCTCACCGTAGCCGTCGGGCATGTAGCCTCCCGTGTGACGCTCCCCGTAGCCGTCGCGCATTTCGCGTTTGGCATCCTCGTAGCCACACTCGTAGGCTTCGCGCATCTTGCGTTCGATTTCTTCACGCTCGCCGTACCCGTCACCGCGGTACCGGCCTTCGATTTCCCACATTCTCATGATTTGCTTGTTTTAGCAGACATTTGCGATTTAAGAAAGGCGTCCAGCGATGACTTCATGGAGGCGAACTCCGTTTGCATCTGACGAAGTTGTCCCACCTCTGCCCGCAGCTCCTGGAGCTCCTTGTCGCGTTGCGCCTGACCCGCGTACGCGGGATTCACTTCGCGCATGATCTGATCGAAAACTTCCAGATTGGCCTTGTGTTTTTCGTAGGAATCCACAACGGACTGGCTCTGCTGCTTTGCCGCATTGATGGCGTCTATGAGCCGTTCGCGGGATGTCGTGACCGTGAGTCCGTCCTTTGTCACCATATCGGCATTTACCGGGACGACCCATTTCTGGTCCCCTACCGGGAAGCTGACGGAAGGCTGCGCCGGGGGAAAGTTCCCGGGAGCGGGGAAATAGGGCTGTGGCGCCTCTTCAAGCGTCGCCATGTAGTATTTGGGAGTTCCGCGCATATCGAGTACATATACCGGAGCGCCTTTGGTTAAATTCGCAAACATCTTCGGTTAATTGTTTTTTGAAAGCTCCGGAGGGGCGGTTTCCCCTCCTGAAGCCTTCGGTTTATTATTGGTTAAACGGCCCCTGTCATCAGTTGCAGGGTGTCGGTCTGTTTGTCGTAGAAGAGCTGGAATACACCCGTCCCCGGAATATCGGACACGGTGACATTGGCTCCGTTGTACGTGGTCACATTCTTGGTCACGCCGTTGGTTTCGAACAACACGGGAAGCGTGCCTGTCGTGCCTGCGGGTATTGCCTGCGACAGCTCGACCAGGACTATCCCCCTGTACCAGGAATTGGCAAAGGCGTGGTTTTGGAATGAGAACACGACATCGGCGGCATTGACCGTCACACCCGTAGTTTTGATGACCGGGATACCTCTGCGATTGACATACTGAAATGGGAATACTGCCATAGCATACCTCCTTTCCGTATTAACCCCAGAATCCGCCGTTGCCGCCGAGTCCGAACGCGGCACCGAAGCCCAGCCCGTATTGGGCGGCTACGCAGGCGGGCATCGCGTACACCTGCGGATTGGGAACCACGGTCGTAGGCGGCAGGCCGCACTCGATCTTTGCCAGCCGGTTGCTCAGATCGCCGATCGCAGCGTTGATGGGCGCTACGGCCTGGGCCTGCGACTGCATGATCGTCGCCGTCTGATGTTCTTGGGAGAGCTGCGCGGCCAATGCCGCGCTCTTGGCACGCTCGGCGTCGAGTTTGTTCTGCATCTCACGCATCTCGAGGGCACAGAAACGGTCGTTGATGACCTGCGTCTGGGCATCGATCTTCGAGCCGAGGGCATTGAACTGCGTGTTGGCGTTGCTCGTCAGGGTGTTGGTCTGATTGAGCGTTGCGAGCTGGCTTTCGTAGCCCTGGCGCTCGATGGCGGTGCGGACATCGCAGCAGCAGGAGGCCATCTGCGAAAGCACCTGTGCGTTGCCGGACTGCACGGCATTGATGATCTGCTGCGCCGAGAGGCCCGACTGTGCCTGGATGTTGCACAGAGCGGTCTGAATCTGCTGTACGGAACAGTTGAGCGAAGATGCGAGCTGGTTGATGGCGGTGCCGTTTCCCTGAATGGCATTCATCAGCAGCTGACGCCCTGCGTCGCCGTTCAGCTCGGCGGGAAGATTCGAGAGTCCGTTTCCGCGACCGCCGAAGCCACCCCATCCGTTGCCGCCCCAGAGAGCCCAGAGCAGGATCATCCACATCCACTCCCAGCCGTAGCCATTGCCGTAGCCGTTATTGCGGTTGTTTCCGTTCATCAACGCGGCCACGAGGTTGCCGTCCATTGCGCCACCGTTGTCGAACACTAAAGTTTTTTCGTTCATTGTTTTAGACTTTTACATTGTTGCGTCCGTTCGGCGGACGCTGCCGTTGAGCTCACAATGCAAAAATCGACATGAACGATGGGAGAATCAATCGTATCAGTCGCAGGTGGGACGGAGTTTGGACGCAATACGGACGAGGAGCATTTCGAACATTTTACCGCTTTGTTTGCGACGAAGATCGAATTGGGAAATCATCTTCTCTATGGGCCGTCGTGAGAAGTTCATCAGCGAGGATATGACCGGGGCGTGAAATCCCTGCCTCCAGAGGAAATAGACCAGTAAATACCTGGCATCCACGATCTCGGCGTTTTTGGCTTTGGATAGTATTCGCTCTTCCGAAATCTCCGTTTCTTGCGATACCGTGCCGAGAATTTGTCGGTAAAGTTCAGATTTGCACATATAGGATATTTCTCTTACCTTTGTTCACTCTCTTACCAAATAAAAATAAGTGCCAACACACTTGCAAAGGCTTTACAGCCCCTGTCGTGGTGTGTTGGCACCTTTATTATTAGCGGAAGGTAAGAGAGACGCTAATAAAGGCAGGGGCTTTTTTTACGCCCACCCCTGACGGGCGAAAGCTGTTAGAACAGATACTTTTTCAATGTCGGCCAAAGCAGGTAGAAGTAGATTGCCCCGACGGGAATCAACCCGGTTGCGAACAAGTTGCTGCTTTCGACCTGGCAATAGTAGAGTGTTCCTATCCCACCCACAATACAAACGAATGAGAAGAAGGCAAGGAAAAGCAGTCCGATTTTTTTAATTGTTTCCATAATTATAATTCGTTAAAAAGTTATTTCCGCCATAAATCCATACTTATGCTTCCTTGAACATAGGGGCCGTTATCGCGTGGGTCCCAGCCGAGGGATGCCGTGATATTGAACCTTCCGATGTTTCTGTGAAGTTGCCCTCCGATCCATACGCCACCCGTGCGATTAACGTAATAGACGCCTGCGGCAGGCCCGAGTTGCCATCGGTAGGGCGTTCGGATTATTTTCTGCTGCGTGATAGTACGTCCGTATGTTTCGATGTGTTCAAGGGTAGGGTGGCAGTCGCCCAGGGCTATTCCGCTCACTATGGCGAAGTAGCTGCTGTCGCGATATTCCCGGCGTTCGAATGGCAGCTGTACCGGCACACTGTCCCGGTTGGGATTTATTGTTACGGTGGTAAAGGTGGTATCCGCTGGGGCGAACAACCATTTCGGCACCTCTACCGAAATAGCCGAGGACAGTATTTTATGCGGTTGCGGTCTTTCGAAGTAGGCCGTATCGATTCGAGTATGCTCGATGATACGGACATCGACGGATCGCCTGCCGAGCCACCATCCGACAAGGAACAAGCCGGTCAGAAGGAGAATCAGGATTATTTTCCGCAGTACCATAATGAGTACGAGCTATCAACCGTTGATGAACAGGTCCCAGCCGGCCATCACGTCCGTCATGCAGGCATCAACGCCATTTTCTACGCGCGACATAGCTGCGACTATCGGGATCATCACATCGCGGTTGGTTGCCGTGATCCGTCCGTTTTCCGGGACGCCGGACAATTCGGATACCGTACGGATATATGCTTCCGTGTCATTCTCGCTCGGGGGTGCCCAGCGTGAAATCGTCTTCCGAATGGTGTCGAGCCCGTATTTACGGCTGTAAGTGTTCAGGCATTTGAACATCGCGCGGTATCCCCACGCCATAGATTCGAACTGCTTGAACGCAGCGTCGCGGGAAGGTTCCACCTCTCCCTTCCAATGGGTTCCGTCCTTGCGGATATTCCCGGGATTGTTGTTACGAAGTCCTCTGGTCATTTTTTTGTGCTGTTTAATATGTTTTCTACATCTTCAGGATTTACATTGAGCTTGCGGGCTATTTCTCCGGTCAATGCTTTTCGAAACAGACGTAAGAATGGAAAGTTCGGACTGATGATTAAAGCGTTGCCACAGCTCGACCATGCTTCTGCCAGGCAAATGGCAGAACCCAGGATCACGGTCGTAATCTTCGTTTCGATACCTCCTGTCGTAACGAATTTATCGATGAAAACGAATACTACGATCAGATTGAAGTAAACTGCCAGCTTGAATATCGTAGCCCGCAGGAGTTCTGACAGGATAAATTCTCCGCGCTTTCGAGCGACGCATATTCCAAACAAAGCGTCGAAGGCTACGGCAATAAGCACCCCATAAAGTACGAGCTGATACCCAGCGAAGAAATTCACGATAACGATCAATAGTCCTATAAGCCATCCTTGCACGGTCATAAGTGCTTCGGACAGCTTTGTAGCAATACCTTCCAACACCTTTTTCGTTTTATTAAATATTTTGTCCATAGTTATTATGTTCACGCTATGGGAATGTACTACCGTTGGTATTTCTCAAATCTTTGTCCATGTCGTATGGTCGGTATCTTTCTTATATACATATCCGTTTTGAATACGTAATCCGGCTTTTCTGATCAGGACTTCGAAAATATCTCCCGTGAATACCGCATAGTTGCTCGATCCTTTCACAACGGCTACTCCGTTGGGAGCGATCAGGTTCTTGCGGATGTCTTTCACGAAGTTGAATTGGGCGGCATTCATCGTTGCAGAGGCCGTAAGTTTTCCGGCTGCCGATGCTTCGACCGTAATCCGGATGTAGTACTTCTGGGCTGCTCCAGTGAAAAGATATGAAATCGTCTCGTCGATATTCAAATTCGTGTTTTGGGCTTCAGCCGTGCTGTTTCGGTACAGGGGATCGGCTTTCCCCGTCAAAGCGTTTACCACCTCGATCTTTACGCCCCCGCCGCCTCCTTCGGCATTGCCTGTGATGCGGCCTGTAATCCGGGCCGACATCTGTACTCCCTGTCCACAGGTAAACGGCGGACTTGATTCGTAAACATTTCGGATAAAAGGATTGCTTTGTCCCGTAGCCAGTGCGCTCACTTCTTTCGTTTCTACGACACCCGGGACACTCGAAGCACCCAGGACCTGCGATACGGACGTAATTCTGTATGGGGTGAGTATGATTTTATCTCCGCTTGCGGCTGCATCGCTCACCTCTACGGAATCGTTTTTGACCTGCAGGATTCCGACGGTTCCTTTGGTTGCGTGTACTTCCCCGTCGGCGTGCACTCTGAACACGGCTTTTTTCCGGTTTGTATAGTCGGCTCCCGACCAGAAGGGCACATCGTCTTCCTGCAAGCCGCTCACGCCGGCCGTCACGTCGCCTTCAGCATTTTTCAGCAACATCACATTGGTCATCACCAGACCGCCTTTCACCTCGGTACTTCCGTCTTCCATAGCCTGCTTGAGGTACTCTGTCGATTTGATGGATTCGTCGATCGCGTCGTCGATCAGGTCCGACATGATGCTGCTTACTTCGTAATAGTCGGAAAATAACTTTCTGAACTCGGTGCCGGTTATCTCGGATGTCGTACTCATATCGGCCAACAGGGGCGTGAGATAATCTTCGAGCCGTTGGAAATATGTCGTAAAGGCATCCGTGGGTACGTCATACTTTGCGGCATTTGCAATGATACTCCAATATTCGTTCTGTATGCGTACCCATTCGTTGGCCACCTGTTGTTTATCGGAGGGTGTCAGGCTCGAATCCGAGGCGATGTAGTCCACATCGAGCTTCACCTGCTCGATTTGCGCCTGTACATCCTCCTCGGCCGTGATGTATCCCGTGGGCGCCTTGTTGCCTTCCGTGAGCTGAATGTCATAGATCAGGACACGATTCGTTTTGCCTCCGGCATCGAACTGACTGTACGAAGCCGAGATGCGGTCCAACGTCTTTCCCTCCTTTGTGGAATAGACAGTTTCGACAAGACTCGTCTGATTCCCGTAAATGGGTACGAACTCCATCGTGCCGTCCGTATAGATGAACACGAAGTACATTCCCCGAACGGTCGAGGACATTTCATACAACAGTTTCCACCGCACTTTGAAACTGTACTGCATATTCTCCTGAAACTTTATCCTGCCCCGGAAGATGTCGGCACGGGTAGAGTCTCCGGAGGAGATGATCTCCTGCACGGCCCGGTAGTTCACGCTCTGGTAGCTGCCGTCGGTATCGCTGCCCGTGAGTACGATGTCCGTTTTTCCCTGCGAATTGTTGTTCCAGTCGGAAATATACACTTTGGCGATGTAGTTGCGGGCTCCGAACTGAAGATTCGCAATCTCGTCTTTGGCTTCGTTGGCTGCCGTATCATCGGTGTATTTGGATGCTTTGTCCCAATCCGAGCTTTCGAAATTGCCCGTTGCACGGGATTCGATACAGCGCATGATGTCGCCACCTTCGCCCTGCGTCCAGATGTCACCCACATCGTAGGGTGTAGTCGGTGTTACGACGAATACACGACGTTTGGCATCGGCCGTGTCCTGCGCCCGCGCCGCCTCTTGCAGGGCCTTTACCGCATCGCTGTCGGCGATCGGCGTCCATTTATAGGTTCCGTCCTCTTCTTTTACCCACCGCCACGATTTGCCCGCATCGGGGTTCGTCGTCTTGTCGCTCGATATGGTGAAGTGAATCTGCGGGTATTCCGCCGGAGTGATTTTGGCATTATCGGTTTTGCGGATGACAAAAGCTATGTAGGGATTGTCGCTTCCGACGGTATAGCTCTGGCTCCATACGTAACTTGCTATAACCGCTCCGGATGACGCTATCGGATTGTAACCCATCGTATAGCCTTCGCCCACCGACAGTACGGCGCCTTTGGGTATTCCTCCGACCGGAGTTTTGAGCCGGATGCGGGTGCTGTCGGCGATTTTGATCTGATCCCAGGTCTTAATGCCGTCGATATAGGATGCACCGATGCTTCCCTGCTCCCAACAGCCTGCGTCCGTCGGGTCGAAATTCGCGGGCAGCGTATTGGTGAACGTGTCGCCGATATGGTTTTCCTGCTCGCCGTCCGCTATCCATGTTTGGGCCGGTTCATTGTAAAGCGAGGGGGTATAGGGATAGAACCAGTTTTCCACGACACCGTCCAGCCGTTTGTTGATCTCGGACAATTCGCCGGGCAGCGTGTTATCGATGTAATCCTTAGCCTGCTGAGCTTTGCGATCGGCGGAATTGGCAGTGGCCTGGGCTTCGGTGGCCGTCTGATCGATCTGTTCGATGTCGAACTCCTTCTGGAACTGTCCCGTCGCGGGGTCGTAGAGCTTGCCTTGCTTCCAGCCTGCCTCCGGGGTGAATGCCACGCCGACGCCGTTGTCGCCGACAAGCCGGAACAGCTTGCTCCGGGTGTCCAGCAGCGCCTTCTTGTCCAGGCTGCTGATCATACCTTGCAGGTAGATATTATCCAGATAGGCCGAATAGCCCGACATTTGGATCCCGAAGACGGAGAGGTTCGTAAGGTCACCGAACTGTGCGGCGATATTCTCGGCCGTAAACTCCCAGTCGCTGACATTGCGGAGATAACGCTGGTAGGTGCGCGTCGAGTAGCGCGAGCTCTGCCGGGCGGGATTCGTGAACGATCCGTAGGCTACGAAGGTCATCGATTCCATCGGATCGATCTGCTTGGTAAAGGTGGCCGACAGGGGGCGCAGCTCGTAGCGGAACCGCTCGTTGCGGTCGCCCAGGACCTCCGTGATACGGAAATAGACCGTTGCGAAGCCTGCGAAAGAGAAGTTGCCCCGGCCGTCGTCGGAATCTGCCGTCGCATTGTTCGACGGGTCGAAGTCGTGGAAGATACCCATGCAGATATCCCCGACAGCTACGGCGCCGATCTCTCCCTCTTCGAGTTTGAGCGTTACGAGCTTCTGCTCCTTGTCCACGCTCTCGATCACCCCGGCGCCCGGAGCGCTCCAGTCGTCCCCGACGCTGATGCCCACACGGTTGTACCGAAGCTCCGGAACCTCCAGAAAACGACGGATGAAGAGGCTCTCCAACTCGCCGGCGCCTTTTTCACTTATAAACCCGCCCACTCCGGTAATACCGGAGGCATATGATGGTCCAAATTGTGCCCCTGCGTTGAAAGTCATTCTACCTTTGAACGTATCGGGTGCCTGCTTGTTGGCAAACTCCCATATTGCCCTTCGTGCAGAATAAGCATTTGTATCGGTCGGGAAAGTATTATCGTATCGGGTGATTAGATATATAGCCGCTCCATTCTCCGCAATGCCTATACGTTGGGAATAGAGCGATGCTTTCACGTCCGATTCAATACTGCCCAGGCGGGAATAAGGAGTATTGTCGCCTATCGTATAGGTTGCGATGTACTCGTTGTATAGTTTTTTTTCATAACCTTGAATCCGGGAAAGACGACCGTCTATACCGAATTGAGGACCCATTAATCGTACAGCCTGTCCTGCTTCGTAGTTTTTTTCGTTGTGTGTACAATACACGGGATTCGTTTCACAGTCATAGACTGTCGTGTCGCTGCTATGTTTGGCAGCATAGGAAGTGCCGACCTCAAGAAGTTCTTGTTCTGCTTCGTCTATGCGTTGCTGGGGGAGTTTGACGCCTGTGAGTACGAAAGTGTCAGGCCCTCGGTCATCATCTTTTCCACGAGGACGCATGTTTTCATTCGGTATAATCTGCTGACTTTCGCCGGACGTTTCGACTTGGGCGATGATTTCAAATTTCTTGTTGAATCCGTCTTCGGGTTTCCAGGTCGCGGGGTCGATATTGTCGCCATTGTCGTCGATAAGGGCGAGTTCGAAATCCCAGCCGATCAAATCGCCGCTCGTAAAATGTGCCCCCAGCGTTTCTCCTTCGATTACGTCTGAAGGTAGAAATGGCGTGTCGTTGCATACCATGACGTATGCCTTGTCGGTCTGCCCTTCAATGATTGTCCGATCGATAGTTTCTACCGAAGTGACGGTTTCCGTGTTCTTCGGGTAGATGTCGTCGAAAAACACTACGACTTCCTTGATTTCGTTTTTTGTAAGTCCGGGACGTGCGTCTATGTATTGCTGCCCATCCGGAAGCCGTAACCGGACTTCGGAAACGTGGTTCGTTACGCCGCCCTGTTCGGATTGTCCGTATTCTTTCGTCAGGTTGCGCGTGGAGCCGAATACATAGAAACGGGTCCCGTATTCGGAATCGTCCCCTTTCTTGGCCGGGATGCTTTTGACGACTTCTCCGCGTTTGAATGTTTCCGGCGTTCCGAAGTTCAGTTTTCCGAAATGCAGGGTTACGATACTGCCGTTCTCCTCGGTCCACCATTCGACATCGAAAGTCTCGGCAATGGATGATAAGGCATCCCAACAGGTATCGCCATTGAACGATACGAGCTTGTTGGTTTCCGGATGTTCGACATTTACACTTCCCATCTGCCAGTTGTTTCCTCCCAGTGCCTTGTTCATGTTGGCGACGATGAGCGCCCCGAAGGATGCCAAGTCTGTCGTGTTGTGGAATACAGCTTCAGGATTATCGCCTCCCAGCCAGAAGCAGATGAAATTTTTCATGTGGTTTTGCTGCGCCTGGAACTGAAGCGTGTATTTGTAGCCGCCGGTTTTGTTGTCGAAATCCGGATAAACCTCCGACATGATTTCGAATTTGCGGCCTTTGTAGGTGATGTATGATCCGAGGGGGAAATCCAGCGGGGTAAGCAAACTAAAGGGGAGTTCGATGTAATAATCCCCCATAAGTGCGTATTTGATAATGGCACTCGTTGTTACGGGCGCATCGTATATCGCTTTACCGGAAGGGTTGTATATTGTCATTTCGTCGATATATGTATCCTGTGCCATCACAGGGTCGATACAAAAGTGTGGGGTTTCGGCACATTATGCAAGTAATTTTAAGAAAAAATACAGAAAAACGCCCCGGTCTTTTGACCGGGGCAAGAGGGGGTTGCTTCCATCCGTATTTTAAGGTTTAAGCCATGAACTTTGCGGCTTAACGATTAGACGAGCGTTGTTATATGCCATCTTCAATGTTAAGCATGTGCGCGCTGTATAGGTATTATTCCCTATTTTATGCGTGGCTAAAGCTAAATCCGGATTGGGTGATCCAGGGGTAAGGCATAAGGGCAACAGAAGTTGTATTTTCCCTTCGTAATACTGGGGGACAGCTATTTTGTAATTTGACCTTGCTTTTTTTTGGGCTTCATTAATCGCGCCAACGAGTCTTCTGCGCATTTCGTCTGAACTCAGCCCTTGCATGTGTGCAGGAAATCTGTCCATGTTGTCCGCAATGATATGGTCGATTTGAGGGACTACCCTGCATTGAGGATTGAAAATCAAATCCTCGGGTTTCTGGAAAAAATCAGCAATGTCCGGAATATTATCGCCGAATTTGCTAATTAGCTGAATATCGCTTTCCCTGACAAATGCCTTGAAAACATAAGGCGATAAACCTTTCTCGGCTACATCTGGCCTATTGTTGCGTTCAGCAAGAGCAAATATGCTTTCCAAATTTGCAGTTACAAGTCCAGTATTGAAACATGCAAAATTGTTATCAGAAGAAAAGGATATTTTATTTTCAGATTTAATTTTGCGGAAAGTATGTTCGATATAACTTTTCAAAATGGAATATTTGGCTTGCGTAGCATCTGAGAAATCCCATGGTTCCGGATCTGCTATATTATTCGCAAGATATTCAATAGATGCGTCATAATTAGGGAACCAACAAAAGTCAAAAAGAGCCGAATGAAATTTTTTCATAAACGTAAGTTTTTTATATTGTCAATAAATAAAAAGACCGCCATGTAATATTATGACGGTCTTATTGTATCCTTTATGTTCGATATTCGTGGTTACGGATAGACCCGTACGTCTATATTTCATTATATGATGCAAATATAATACACGTTTTTTCGAGGTGCAAATTTTTTGCCAACTTTTTAGTTGCACTATGAAAACGTAGCCGAATACACGTTTATTGTCCTAACGTATGGAAATGATAAAGAGCGAAATTCGTAAGATTGGAGAAGAACTGCAATTGATTTGATAAGGATGGGGAGGGGCTAACGCATCATTTTACGATGAATAGCAGAAGCGAGTAAAAGGCTGGGATAGATTCCCGGCCTTTCCTATTCGCGTGCCGCCCGATCTGCGGGGTTGGGTTCTCGGAATTTCACTGCTAATTTACAGGCATTCAATCGATAATTTTCAAATTGAGTGCTGTTGCTATATAAAAGATTATACGTATTGCCTAAATCCGGGACATATAGTGTTACGGTTCCTTTGTGTAATTCTGCAACAAAAGCAGCATAGTTAGATAAAAATGCCTCTTGTGATGTTCCTTTGATCAAAAATGTCAATGTTACGTCACGTTCATTTACAACCGGTGAATCCGGAACAATAATATCTATTCCGTTTTGTGTTGGATCGTCATTTTCGACAAATTCTTTGAGAGATGGAGGTGTAAGGAGGGCTGCATATGCTCCTGAAAGCATGGCAACTCCCATTGTAGATAACGGTTTGTTATTTATAGTTACTTCTGTTGTTGGCATGTTTTATAGGTTATCAAGTTTTCGATTTATTGCAACAAGAGTTTCGCCCATTGCAGGCAATATGCGGGTGTATGTTCGAATATCTGCGACATTACCATTCAATTGAATCATAATATCTCGGATGTCGAAAGTCACATTACGCGTATCCATATTGATCGATCGAAGCAGCTCCATACCATTGACAAGGATGTTCATTTTACCTTGCATGTCAGTAAAGCGACCGTTGAGTTCGTCGCTTGTGTCTTGGGACATTGCCTGAAAACCGCGTGAAGTAGCATTCTGGGTAGATGCCTGATTGTCGGATAGCAGAGAACCTGCCCATCCATATTTATCATCTAAATATTTTTGTAAGTCATCAGCCATTTTATAGGCCTCCTCTTGTTCCTCGGCTGAAAATACCCCATCTAACCAGAACTCTTGCAATTTCTCGCGAATTTTCTTCATGGCTTCGGAAGATTGTATGGCAGATTTAATACTTTCTATTACCATTTGACGCATCATATTCCGAACCACATCTCGTGCGGTTCTTGCCCGATCTTCCCCGTTTGCCCATGCATCGGCGTAAGCTGTTGCGAAATTATCAATTGCAGATTTTAGATCTTCGCCAAAAATTGCATCTAAGGCCTTTTCCTTATTTTCTTCTATTTGTTTATTTATCTCATCAATTTGATTTTCCCATTCTTTGATTCGTTCTTCATCCGTGTCTTTTTTACTACGCTCTTCTGCTATTTGATTTTGTATCAATATTTTTTGCTGTTCGAGTAATTCATTTTGTTGTTCGATAAGTTCAGAAGCATCTGTAGAGTATGCCTCTTCAACGGCCTCCCCGAGTTCATCATATGATTTTTCGAGAGCATCAATTTGATCTTGTAAGCGCTGAATGTTACGTTCTTTTCGTCGATCTCCGCTGAAAAGGTTTATCAGGCTGGTGATAGCCGACACAGTTCCTTGAATGCCTTGAACAATATTTCCAGATGCGAATCCACTCACAGCTTGTGCTGCTCCGCCTACAGCACCTGCAATGTTGTTAATGGAGGCCGTCGTGTCTTCATCTGCTCCCAATGCTGACGCAATAGAAGACACACCGCTTATCGATGCAGCAACGATGTCAATTGCCTCCGCTACTGCTTGCCAGGCATCTTCACGTAGCTTTACAGCTCGAAGATCATCCCCATCTGCAAGTGCCTTTTTATAAGCCTTGAAGTTTGCCGAAATACTTGCGAATGGATTCTTCCGAGTGGCTATATCTGCTGCTTGGTCAAGTTGATCGGTTACTGTTTTCAGATTGATAGGGTCGAGGTCGGCATCTTGGAGCAGTCTGTTTATGTTGTCAATAATACGCAATATCTCACGGCTCGACAAGGCGTCGAGGTTTTGGAACAGATTAATCCAGTCATCGGTTTTCATCAGTTCGTCCACCTTGATTTGTCCGATTTCCTCTGTTTCATGTTTGTCGATTTGAGGAATAAGGTCGGAGCGGCCGTTCTTTGTTGCTGTTTCCCTGTCTTTGGCGTGTTTCTCGCGTATCTTGGCAATCTTATCCTCCATCGTACCGTATTTCTCGACAATGGTATTTAGGCTGGCCGCAATTTCCGCTTGGTCGATCTTGATACCCAAATCGGTCGCTTGCTCTTTGGTGATATTTCCAGCCTTCAGAGCATCTTCTACCCACTTGCGGAACTCCTCGTATTTGTCTTTTATGCCTTTGATGCGGCGATCTTCTTCCGAGAGCGTGTCATCGGTGATCTGCTTGTATATCTTGTCAAGCTCTTGGGCGTATTTCAGTTCTATGGCAGCTCGGTCATCGGCATTTTTTTGCTGAATATTCGATTGCCTTTCCTGAAAATCTTTTGTTTGATCTGCAGTTATGATTCCACCCTGCGCGGCTTTAAGTTTCGATTTATCCTGCTCGAGTTTGTTCATTTCCTCTTTTGTGCGCAAGTCTATTTCGGCCAGCTCTTTCTGCTTGCCATCTTTCAAAATATCGATGCGCGATTGCTGAAGGGCTTTATCATTGGCGAGAATAAGATCGGATAGCTTTTTCTGGGCTTTGGCGGCATCCGTCACCGTTTTGCCCGAAACGCTGTATTGTTTAATTTTCGAATCGTATTCGGCGATTTTGGCGATCAGCTCATTCCATTTCGCTGTCCCTTTCAATGAAACGTCCATCGCTTCGAGAGCTGCTTCCGCCTCCTTCTTCTGTCCTTCCCAATAGGATTTGTTGCGATTGGTTTCTTTTCTGTCTGACCGTAGGGATGATATTTCATTTTGTTTGGTTGCGATTTGAGATAGATTCGACTGTTTAAGCGACTGATAATAATCTTCGCTCTCACCATACAGAGGAAGCAAATACGGGGCTTCTTTTTGCTTATTGCGTGCATTCTCAATTAAACGGTCGATTTCTGCGTTTTGGGCTTTCAGCTCGTCGATATTGCCCTGCAATGTGGCAATCTTGACCTCCGCAGGGGCAGCGTCCCACTCGGCGGCTTTTTGTGTTTCTTTTAGTTCATAGAGCTGTTTGCGGTACTCGTCCAACTCAGCCTCTGCATTTTTATAAGAAAGACTAAGTCCGGCCATTGCTGTCCTATCACCGAATTTCATAGCATCTGCTATCGCTTGATCTAACCTTTTGACCTTTTCGAGGGCGGCATCATACTGCTCTTGCAGATTGTTCTCCTTGCGTGTGTCGTTGATGTCGTTGAGCTCCTTTGTAAGATCGATAAGCGACAGGAGCTTGATTTCCTCCTCGCTGTACCGCTGCAACAGTTCGGGGTAGAGACGTATCAGCTCCTCGTAGGCTTTGCGCTTGGTGTAGGCCGTGCTGACCTCGTCCTGCATGGTCGCATGCAGCTGCTCGGCCTTATTCTTCTGTTCATCGAGCTTCTGATTGTAGGCGTCGATGGCGGCGTTTACCTTTTCGTAGGCTATCTCCTCTGCGGATTTCGCCGTGATAATCTTGTAGAGTGTGACGGCAAACGCGGAGGCGGCCGCAGCGATCAACACATAGGGATTCTTCATCAAAGCCGCATTCAGTGCCTGCGTCTTCTTGGTCAGCGTTCCCATTACGGTTTGGAGGGTGGAGAGACCGAAAGCGTGGGCGAGCGTTACCGTCCTGTGTACCCTTTCCGTTGCCGTCAGGACAACCAGAGCCGCCTTATATGTACCATAGGCGACGACAAGCTGGGCGACAATGTCCAGCACCTGATTATAGTTCTCGACGAGTGAAATCGTGCCTTTGAGTGCACCTGCAATGATGCCTTCTTGCGACTTGCCGAGGTCGTTGAACATCATGTCGAGAGCATCGCCGAGATTGGAGATGAGGCCCGTAATGGTTTTGGATTGCTCCTGCATGAGGTTGTGGAACTTCCCGCCCTCGTTCGTCATGCTTTCAATAGCCTTCTGCACCTCTGGAAAGCCTATTTTGCCTTCCGTGACCATCTGTGAGATTTCCGCGCGGGTCTTGCCGAGTTGCGTTGCCAACTCTCCCGCGAGGTCGATGCCTCGGCTTTGGAACTGCATTACGTCACGCGTGTATAAACGCCCCTGTACGGCCGTCGTGCCGTACAACCACGTGAGGTCTTGCAGGTTCAGTCCCAGACCGGCCGCAACATTACCGAGCCGAGTCAGTGTGTTGGTAATATCCTCTGCTGCGAATCCATATGCGAGAAGCTGGCGGGCGCCGCTGGCCACGCCTTGCAGGTCAAACGGCGTTTTGGCGGCCAGTTCGACCATTTGTGACATCAATGCATCAGCCTTTTCTTTACTTTGGAGCAGAGTTGCGAAGGCCACTTCGAGCTGTTGAAACTCGCCACGAGTTTGCGCGATTTGTTTCACCAGCCCCGCAAGCGACACTCCGACGCCGATTTGTCCGAGGGTGGTAGCCAGGCGACGCATTGCAATATCCATACGGTCGGCGTCCGTCACGACACTGGACGTTACGGTTTTGGCCGTTTTCTGAAGTTCACGGAACTTGCGAATTGCTTCATCGTTATCTATGACTACGGTAAGGTTTATACTCATAATACGATGACGGTTTTATCTTTATTGATTTCTACCTTTGATCCGCTGATGTTCACGACTTTTATTACGGCATAATTCGAAGCGTTGATTGTGGCCGAGGCTCCATGCATAAGAATGACAGTGTGGACGAAATCTACTCCCGAGGCTTCTATTTCAGCCGACGTATTGCCGACTAAGCAAATGTATTTTCGCTTGTCGAGCCTTATGCATCCGCAATCCACATACATGTTGCAATCACTCACTTCGTTTTTGTGAGCTTGAAATATTCCCAGCGGAGGGAAATTGTTTTTATGGCAAAATTCAAGTCCTTGTGGCGTAAAAAACAGAGAGGTCAGGGAGTGAAAATTTTTCACTTTGTCCAGTCGTTCGCAGGCGCCGAGTGCGGACGCGGATTTTAGGATGTTGTCAAGCATATAAATTATTTCGTTTGTTATCGTTTGCCTCCTGCCATCAGAAGAAGTGTGTTCATTGCATTAGGATCGTTCATGTCAATTATATCGGGAACTTTTGATTGTTCATTGTTGGGAATATTAGTTGTTGATTTACTTTTACAATCCGTTTTTAGAGCGTCGGAAATCATAAGCTGTACGTTAGCCCATGAAATCCCCCAAAGAATATATTCAAGAGTCCAATGATAGCGGTTTATAAGATTATCTATTTGTCCCCAGATACTGCGCCCTCCGTAGTGGCTATCCGCTCCGCTGTTGTCGTTGGGGAAATCATTACCCGCAGCGTTCTTACCAAGCGAATAGCGTTCATAAAATCCGCGTAGTAGGATTGAAATACGATGGTGGACAAAATGTTTGTAAGAGCTGTTGTATCCATTGTAGGGGACCAGTATATAAGTTTTGTCCGCTCTTTTAGCATATCTTCGATTTCTTGTTGCGTCCGAAGTGTGGCGATAGCGATTATTTCGGCCACCTCTTTTGATTTTTCGGAGCATATGGTCCACATACGTTTAACAGCACCCTCCATCTGTTCGTCGTCGAAAATCAGATCAAGGTCTATTAGTCGGCGACTTATCATCGCGAGTCGTCCGAGTTGGAGGGGGTATAGGTAAAGGGTTATTTGTTCTTTGTCATTGCCTTCAATCTCGAACGATTCAATTTTTTCAGTCAGTGTGTCAAGTGCACGTTGTTCTGTAAGGCGGCCGACTTCTTCTTTTTTCATATTATAAACTATTGTTTTTGCTCCCGCCCCGTCCTCGAGACGTGATGCAAGTCGTCAGCTTTCCAGCGGGATAGAGAATTTACAAAACGCTCTTGGTATATTCCGGAGTTGTAATCGGCCACCAGGAATAACCACCTTGTTCCGGAGCTAAAACTTTCGCAGATACTTGAATTTGGAGCGGGTCGGTTTTATTGATTCCACCACCCAATGTCGCTACATATTTTAACCTTGCAAAAGCGATGGAGCCTCCACTTTTGGAATCGAATACGAATGCTTTTACTCCTTCGTAAATCTCGCCTTTTGCAGGTTCTGTAGTTCCGAAGTAAAATTCCATCGTGTCGTCGTCAAAATCTACGACATTCCAAGTAACTTCTTTTGTGCCTGTCGTTTCGTCGATTGCAGAGTAAAATGGGTCTGCTTCTCCTTCCCGATAAAAATCATTACTGGAAGGTATCGCGAAATTGGTGGAAACACCACCATTATAAGGCTGACTGATTTTGGTGAAAGCCTTCATTAAGTCGGCAGCCTCAGCGTCTTTTACTCCTTTCGGGAGAGGATTACCTGCATGAACGGCTTTCAGTCCGATTATTTGTCCCATGTTTAATATTTTTTAAGTTTTACTTTGAGGTTTGAAAATGTGTAGGAGATCCCCTCCTCACTAATAAGAGTTTCATCGCTCACATCAAAGAACCAGCGTTCGTTGATAGGGTAGTATCCTAGTGAATCGAAAGCGAGACGAGTTAGTTCGTTCAGACGGTTGCGATCGGGGTAGCGTTGCTCTTCACGACCGATTGTCGGTGTTGTGTCCGGTACATAAATGTTTACATTTACGGTTGCCACCTGCGAATCTCCGACGACATTTGACAATGAGCCTACGACGATAAATTCTCCCGAAGGATTATTCGGGTAGTGGTCCGCATACATCATCGGCACGGTCTTCCCTAACAGCGAATCCCGGATGCGATCCCAGACGAGTTTGAATATTTCCGTAGAGGTCAGGTTCATCGCTTTTTCGATTTTAAGAATCGAGCGAACTCCGCTTTGAGTTTTTCAGCAGTAGATTCCACCCAGTTTCCCGACCCTTCGAGAACGTCGAAACCTTTAGCCTCGACATATTTCGCGTATTCCATACCGGCTACCCATACGAGATATGTTTTGTTAGCGGGAAGTTCACGGGCGACAGACCGGGCATGTTCAAGCCCTTTGGCATGAGCTTCATCGGCACCTTTGTTCCCTTTAGGATTGCCGTCCGGTCTGACACGGCGGTTATACTTGAAAGATTCAGCAATGATTCTTCCGTATTGTACCACAACATACCCGATGGAGTTGCGTAGGTTACCCGTGTGATCGGTATAACTACCGTGTTCGCGGGCGTACTTCACCACTCTTTCCCCCAACGCCGACAACCATTCTACAGCTTTTCGGTCGTACTCTTCTTTTGCTCGCGCAAATTCAAGTTCCACCTCACGCCAGTTGGTACACTTTACAGCCATAATCTCGTGTTTTCGTAACGTTGTCCGCTTTTGTAGAATCCCTGTACCGGATACGACGCCGTGTCCTTGTCTTTCGGTTTGGCCTCAGTGCGGAGCGAACGGTCGAAGATGTTGAATCCTCGGCTGTCGAATATGCGTACTTTCGTCCCGATAGGAATTGGCTGTGTATCTGCAGGCATCGTAACCTCGAAAGAGTAGAGGAAGGCATCCCCGTTTTGCCCTTTGATTTGCTGTGCTCGTCCATTCTGACGGGCATTGCATCGTCCGATGACACGCCATTCATGCGCACCTTCGATCCACGAACCATCAGGATTTTGCGAGGCGTCCTCCTCGTACCACATTTCGAGCGTATAGGGGAATCTTACCATTGGTCGGAAATGTCGGTAATTTTCGATCGAGTATCGAACTCTTCGGCAATATCGTCCAGCCCGTTTTCCTTTGCGATATGGAAAATGCGCTTTTCCAGTTTGTCCGTGTACGACAATGAATAGCCCCCGTTGCTCTCACTCGCAAGAACAATGAGATTTCGCAGAATGGCGATTGTGGCTTTTGCCACGCTAATTTTATCGGTTACCGTATAGTCTGCTTGAGTGTCTATTCCCTCGTCAATGCAGGCCTTTTCTTTGAGGAAAGGATCCACATCGTAAGGATACAGACTTGCCGATATTGCCTCGAAATTCTTCATACAACTACGATTCTACGGTCAGCGAATAGATGCCGTTGATTTCGGTGATAACCGGAAGTGACAGCGACTGTGCTTTCGTGAACTCTACGCCGTTAGAGTTGTCGGTTTCGCCCTTGCCCCACTGTGAAATGCGGATGCGTCCGTAGTTAGAGTAGGTGACACCCGGCTCTTGCCGCAGCTCGTTGTCGGCATAGGCGTTCTTGATGACGCCCAGTTTGCCCGCAGGTACGAACACGAGGTTCTTGTCGTTCCACGGCGAATACTCCGTAAGTTTACCGTTATCCTGAATACGGGTCATGCGGCGGATGACTTCGAATGTCGGGAATCCGTTCGAACGCATAAACTCGTTCAGGTTCGCCAGCAACAGCGGTGTGGACGACTTGTCACTACCGAATACCGCCAACTTCATCTTCTTGTTGCGGAGGATATACGACAGGCGTTTCTGCGAGAGCAGAATGCGGTCGAACGTAACTTTGTCCTGTGCAGCATCGAGGATGGCTTGAATATCCTCCAGCGTATCGACCGTATCTTTATTGCCATCCGTCCATAACGTTTTCGCGGTGGCAATGTTCTCGCTCGGCATTTTGTAGTCGATCGTACCGCGCACACCACCCTCTGGGTTATTGGACGCGTCAAACGTGAATACGCCTTTGTTCGACAATGCTCCGAGGAAGATGATGTCCAGTTTCGATTGCACGGAGTTCACGACCTTCGTAACATTGTTCCACATCAGATTGATGAGCTGCTGTGTCTTGGCCGAATCGGACAGCATCCGCGAATCGAGAATCTGCAACACCTTACGATACTCTTCGATAGGCATCGAATAAGACATCTGGTGGGTTAATACCTTCTGCTTGATCGTTTCCAGTCCCTCGGTTCCCATGATAGGCTCCTTACCTTTGGAGTCGAGCGTTGCAGCGGCGACGCTCAAATTGTACGAGCCGATCAACTCCTCGAAGTTCAGTCCGACGGTGGGGGTGTCCCAGTCGAGGAATCGCTCGTAAATATTTTGGTCGAATAGCCGCTTACGCAGTTCAGAGGCGGCATCGATGCGAATCTGCACCTGTTTAGTCAGTTCGCCGAAAATGGATGAATAAAATACTTCGTTCATTGTTTACCTCCTCTTTTACTGTCGTACATACTTGATTTCGGGGTTGTTCTTCAGGCTGTAACCCTGAAGCCATGCAGCAGGGACGGGATAGGCTACATCCTTGAGGATGATACCTGCATATCCGGCCGATACGGTCTGGAATCCGTTATTGGCGGAATAGACCATGTCGGTTTCGACAACTGCATCAGGCAGATTGTCGTCCGAGAGGACATCTACGCCTTCAGTCGCACCCGTTACGGCCGCTGCGAACGTGATCACATCGTAATCTGCATTTTTGGTATCAATGCTTTTTACGGTCGAATTTGACTCGCCGACCTTAACCGCATCTCCTACTTGGAGCATGGAACCCTTCTTGACATGTGGAGCAGTGGTTGTGCCGCCCGACAGAACACGTGCACTCTTGCATATGGAACATTCCATGTTGTCGAAGTCGAGCTTGATCGGCGTACCTTTGGGAATCTTTGTCCCTTCGGGATAGGTTCCCTTCAGTTTGAAGTCCCCCGGCAATACGGCGAACTCACCGCGCCAGAATATGGGGAAACCGCCCTTTACTTTTGTTTTTTCAAATACGATTGCCATGATTTTACGTTTTGGTTACTCTTTGTCCGGAAGTGTTTCAGCCCACGCCTTTGCGAGTTCTTTGCCCTGCGCTTCGGGCGTGGACATCGGGAATCCCGAACCTTTCCCTTCCAGCCCTGCGGTAACCAGATTTTTCTGCACGTTTGCGAGGTAGTCGCCGATCGTTTTTTCATCTGCATCGTCGGCGATGACGAATCCCTCTTTCATGCGCCACTCCGGAATACCGAGTTCTTTTGCCTTTGCGGAGATGAGATTGGCCCGGTCGTTCTTGGCCTTTTCAGCTTTCAGAGTATCGCTCTCCGCTTTGCTGGCGTTGTAACGCTCCTCCTGTTGCTGCTTGTAGGCTTTGAACCACGCAGGTTCCTCATCGTCGGGTTCGTTTTTTTTGCCCTGCCCGCCCCCATTTGCAGGAGATGCCTCACTCTTTGCCTTGAGTTCGTCATACAGTCCTTTCAGTGCGTTGTACTCGGTGCGTGCACGATCAGCGTCAGACTGGAAAACTTTAAGGAAAGGTTCGACCCCGCTGACTGCGGTTTCAATTTGCGATTCATCGGTGACGGATTTTTCCAAAATGGAGGCTACTCCGTCGAGAGCCTTCGCTCCGAACCCCAAATTAGAATACTTGGTTTTCAGCGCTACGAGAATTTTCTCTTTCAT